CTCCCGGAGTAAGAATCTGCTCCCAGCCAGTCGCCACAGGATCATTGACGGCCGTCTGGGTGATTGTATCCCGGCCGCCCAGGAGGACCATTCGCGTTCCGGCCCCACGGAGGCCGTCCCGCGCCATAGTCTATGCCGCGTCCGGTTCTGTTTCCTTTAGGTAATGATTGAACTTCCCGGCTCCCATAGAGCCGACCACGCGGGCCAGCTGTTCTAGGTCAAGCTCCGCGCCCGGAACCCTATACGGCTTAAAGCCCGCAATTACCCTTGAGGCTCCATAATACCGCGCAGCCTCCGCAGCCGTCATATCATAGTGGGTCGCGATAACTCCCTGGATTAGCGGATTGAGCGCATCCCAGGTCTCATTAAACTGCGTCGGGACAACGTAACGGTTCCAGAGATTGACGATAGCTGCGGCCGCGCGGACGGCGATAGTCTGCTGCTGCTTCTGGTACTGGCTGAGGAGGAGCCCGGACGCGGCTCCGGGCTTAACCGGCATGCCCGGTATCGGCGTGGTCACTGGCCGGCCTCCGGAGCGCTAGGACGGCCGGAGCCGGGAGGAAGCGCGGCCGGGCTCCCGGACGCGGCCGGAGGTCCCGGAAGGCCGGGAGGAGGCTCCTGGGACGCGGCTACGGCCTGCTGGACGAGAGCCTGCGCTTCCGCTCGCTGCTTCGCGAGCCGCCAGGCCGCTACGTCGTCAGCGGTCACTCCGGGAATCCGCGCCCATAGCTCCTCTGCGGGAACCCCAAGCATCTGGGATGCCTTGGTAAGGCCGTCGATAGTCGCGCCGAAAGCACGAGCGCTTGTATCGCGCCAGATAATCGTCCCGAAGAGATCATTCCAGCCTTCCTTGTCACCCTGGGCGAGCGAGGTTAGCCGGAACACATTCCGCCAGGGATCGGTGAGGAGTGCCTGTAGCTCCTCAATCTTCCGGTCTAGGCCGTCCCGTGCCGCCGCGAGAGCTTCCGCGCTAAGGTTCGCTATCTGGCCTAGAAGGTGGTACGGAGGGACCTGGGAGATAGTCGACATATGCCGGATGCCGTCCTCACGGACAGCGGAGTATGGACCTAGCGCGGTCTCACCGAATTCCCCAAACTTCGTTTCCGCATCCTCAGCCGCCCATACCCTATCGACTCCGGGCCGGAACGGAGCCGACTCCCTGCCTTCTTCATCTACAGGGCTCATTCCCGTAATCCAGCGCTGCCGGAAAGCGGCGAACTGCTCCGATATCATGAGGTTGAAGGTAGTCGAGTTAATCTGGTCCTGGATTGGGATAAGCGGCTCTACCTCACCAGAGCAGTCGTCCTCGCCGTCGAGGTCGGCCTCATAGAGGAACCGGACCACGGGGCAGACGCCAAGGTCGTGGGACGAGACGGGAGTCTGGCCGTTCAGGAGCGGGTCGTCTGCGTCGGCTATCTCCAGGCTAAGCTGGCTCCCGCTCCCGGCAGAGCCCGCGAGGATATAGCGATTCGCCTCATCATAGACAGAGACGTAAACCCTTGACCTCTGACGCGGAAGGTTTACGGCCCGGACCTCGACAGCGAACTGCGGCCATTCGTCATCCACATCGTCCGCGTAGAATGCCGTCATCCGGCGCGGAGATACCGGCCGGATTACCGGGACCTTGTCACACTGGCGCTCCTCGTCCGTCGCCATCTCTCCGGGAAGCACAACCGCGTACGCGGAACCGTACTTGATAACGGAGCGGTGGACTCCGTGCTGACGGCTAATCATCCGGTTCGCCCGGAACGCATCCCATTCCGGTTCCGGCCTCTGCGGGCCCAGGGCCTGATTCGCCGTCGCTCCGGTCGGCCTATAGCCATCCACATGGAGGTTCTGGGACACAACCGAGATTACGAGCCGGAGGAAATTCCGCTTGGCCTTCCGCGCAATCCACTTGTACTCAGCATTGACACCCTTGGGCGTATACGGCCGGTCCTGCTTCCCCCGCACATAGTCGCCAATCCGGGTAAGCCGTCGCTGCTCGGAATCGCGCTCAAGCATTGCCTGAGTCGTTAGCTGGATTAGCTCATCCTGATTAATTATAAACTGAAACTCCAGACACGGGCTCCGGCCTTCCTGGCTTCGGCTTCCTTACGTTCCTTGTACTGCTTCGACGCGAGGACGAGCCTCCGCGCGTGCCGCGCCACAATCATCGCCACGCAGCCGTCTATCTTCTTTGGGCTCTTGGGCGATTCCTTGCCTATCGAGACTCCCCAGCGGTTCGGCCTCCGGCGCGCATTCGTTACGTGCCGGCCCAGGGCTCCGTCGCCGTCGTGGCCGAAGGTTGGGAATTCCGCCTCTATCTCGGAGAGGACCATTTCGCAGGCCTGGGTAAACTCGCCTACGTGACTACGCATATCCCAGGCGATTGGCTGCGGGTCACGTCCTCCGGGAACGGCCCAGACGTCTAGCTCGTAGTCGGTCGTAAACAAATCGCGCCAGAGTATCTTGGTCGTCTCTTCCCATTCCTTTACGTCCGCAAAGAACGCGCAGATATGGAATCGCTTCTTAACCTGCTCGACTGCCGCGAGGACCTCATCTACCGGGATATAGCGCGTGCCCCTGGGCTCCCATATTCCAAGGCTAAAGGTCCAGCCCGTTTGAATGTGGCAACCGATTAGCGCTGTGGCGTCCTCGACTCGCGAGCCGTCGAATCCTAGGGCTATGTCGTCGCCGTCCTCGATATAGAATTCGGGCTCTGCGAGCCGCTGCCAGAGTTGCTGGGTCGTCCAGGCATCCTCCGGGCTCTCCGGCCAGTTCAGGTAAAAGCGCTTAGATACGTCAAGCGGAGTTAGCGGACTGAGAATCCGGTCCTCAACGATATTGTCAGTATCGACCCAATGAGCGTCTCCGTAGGCAGCCTCAACGGCTCTCCGGATAGAGCCGACGTCATCAAAGTCAACGTCCGGAGGAGCTACCCGCGCGTCATAGAGGATTTTGCCTTTGCCCTTTAGCCGTCCCTCTTCCTGCGCGACCCAGGCGTCAAAGGTATTCTCCGCGACGGACTCCGCTCCGGGCTCCCACGCATTGCTCGTCTCGATAATCCGCGAGCCGGACTTACCAACGTTCCGGTTCATAACCTCAGCGAGGTCTACGCCGCCATTGTTTGGAAAGAAGCTCTCCGTCTGGTCGAGGATAGCAAACGTCGTAAGTGCGCCTTCCTCCGTAGTAGGCGAGGAGGTAATTACCATTAGCTGGCCGCCACCGGGAACGTGGAAGATTGTCTTCCCGGCCTCAACGTCGTAATCCCGCAAAATCCTCGAGTTTTTGGGAAGTAGAGCGCGGACCATTCGCATGGTATTAATATTGGCCTGGTCGTGGCTCGTGGCGCCAATCTGGACGAGCGGCATCCCGACCTTCCGGCCCACACAGCCGCCAATTACGGTCGGGTCGAACCGCGCGAGCCGGACCGGAGCTAGTAGCTCAATCATCGAGAGGACGGCCGCAAACGGCGACTTACCCGCTCCCTTGGCCCATCGCCGTACCCCGTGATAGTAAAGCCAGCGGCCGTCCTCGTTAAGCGCGTACCACCAAAGAATGAAGCGCACCTGGCTCTCGATAAACTCCCAGCGCTTTCCCGCGTTCGGGCCGTCCGGCTGCCTAAGGTATTTTGAGGCCCAGTGAATCCCTTCCCAGCCCAGCGTGATCTCTGGCACTCCCTCTGGGAGAGTCACCAGTCGGTCGCGCGGAGCCGGTAGGGTCACTTCTTGTTACTCCTCTTCGCCTTCGCTATCTTGGTGAGGTTCGCCTTGGCCTTCTCCTCGTCACCGAGATTGTCAAGCTCCTCCCATTCAGAGTCGGCTATCGGCCCTGTCTCTGGCGGACCTCCCTTGGTAAGCGGTGGGCTTCCGGGCGCGAGCCGGGTCGTCATAATTCCCTCCTAGGCAATTAGCTGTTCGTGGAGCTTCAGGTACCGGGTAACATAATCCCCAAAATACTTAGCCGGAGGACGCGGATGAGAACTGAGCCGGTATTCAGTCCATAGCTCTGCGGCCATCTCATTGATGTTGGTCCCGGAATACTTGGATACCTTTTTCTCAACAATGCTCTTATTCTCAGAATGCCAGTGAACGATATTGAATCCGGGCCGTCCGGAGCTATCCTTGAATCCGGGTCGCGGAGGCCGCGCTCCCATTGTCTCGGCAAGCTCGCGCCAGAACTGAGCTTCCTCCTCATCGTGAATCGTCGCATTCGCCCTATTGGCTTTTAGAATGCCAAGGCGGTTTAGCTCGCCGTGAGTATCGTGACCTAATTCGTGAGTCATAACATTCGCGGAGAGGTCGTGCTTGGCGTCGGTCGGGACCCACCATCCATTATCAATCTGGTACTTGAGGACATTATCCGTATTATCCCCAACAAGGACTTCCGGCTTGACGTGGAGCGTATTCCCCTGACCCGAATGAGACGCGAGCGTCGTGGTTCCCCTGCGCCCGTGCGGAGCCTTGGTAACCGTAATCTCCGTCCGGCTCACAAGGTCCGGAGTTACCTCTGCCTGCTTGGTCGTCGCCTTAAGGACCTGCTGCCGCATTCGCTTCTTGTCTTCGGCCGGAGCCTGGACCTTGACCTCAAGCGACTTCGGGTGGTGTACTCGTCCGGTACTGGCGGCCTTCCGGAATGTCTCCTCTTCAGGCTTACGCTTCGGCGCGTATACGTGGACGCTGTACTTGTCAGTGGCCTTATCATACTGGACGAACAATCCCTCTTCTACCTCAGACGTCCCGTTCTGATAAGCCTGGGCGACCATCCGCTTGGCTGGCATCGAGTTGACGCCATTATCCAGGAGCCGGTTGAAGGTATGCTCCGGGCTTCCCTTAACGTCCTCGTTCGCGGCATTCCACTTCCCGGTGAACGGAGCCCTGCCGGTAGGCACCTCACGGCGCGGAGGAGCGTTAGGAGGCGAGCCCGGAGCCGTCTCGACGGTAGGGCCGTGCCTACCCTCGTGGATCGCCCTAGCGGCTTCCTCCGGGCTCCCGTAGACATTTGCGTCGCGCTTCCCGCGTTCGGTCGTCTTGAGCTTGACCCGGTACTTATGGCCTTCGGAGGCCGGACGGTCTACCCAGTGTCCGCCAATATTCCGGCCCTGGCCTTCCGGGATTGCGTGGACCTTGGTAAGAACCGAAGAATGGGACTGGGAATCAATAGCCTCCTGTGCCATTCGCCGGAGCGCTGCGCCGCCACGGGTCCACTTTCCGCGTGGGTCCCGTAGCTCGTGGGTAACGTCGTGCTTAGGCACGGCCGGAGATACTGCCCTGGTATGGGTTATTGGCGGCCGTAGGCTTCGCCGTAGTCGTCTTGGCTGTGGTCGTCTTGACGGTCCCGGACGGCTTCGCTCCGGTCGGCTTGGTTGCCTGCGGCTGGGTCCGCTTTGTTCCCTGGGTCTTCCTCTTCTGGTTAATCTTCTTGAGATTCTTCTGCTTGAGCCGTCCCTGTGACTGGCCCCGGAGAGCGGCCGTTGTCTTCGGGCCCACAAGGCCGTCCGTCTTGAGGCCGTATTTCTTCTGGAGCGCACGGACAGCCGCGAGCGTAGCCGGGCCGAACTGGCCGTCAACCGCGAGGTGCGCGCCCATCGCGTTGAGCCGGGTCTGGAGGTCCTTTACCCGCTGGCCTCGCTCGCCCATCCCGACTGGGTTCTGGTTCGTTGGCGTCGGCCGGGCTCCGGCCTTCGCTCCGGCCGCGCCACCGCTTCCACCGCCAGGTGCGAACTGGCCTCCCTTGGCGCTTCCCTTGGGCTGATGCGTAACAGGCACAATTGCCGCCTAGTAGGAGGAGATTGTGGCGGAGACGTTTGTCCCTCCGGTCCCAAGGCCGATTACGTTGGCCCTGGCAAACCTCCGGGAATGGTTGGAGCCGGCATAGCACCAGGCCCCAAACTGATTGCCGGTGACGCGAGCCTGTTCCGTCCAGGTTGTGCCGTCCGGGCTCGTCTCTAGTGCGGTGACCGCGTCATTCGCGCCCATTACCCGCATTGCGAACTGCCGGTTAGTCTTCCCGGCTCCCGCGTCGGAGACGGAGGCGACGGTCACAGAAACGGTTCCGGTCGCCGTCGCGTTGGCCGACATCGTGAAGCTGACTCCGGGAATCACGCCGGTGATCGAGGTCCCGGCCGGGATGCCGGTCCCGGTAACCGGCTTGCCGATGTCATTCGCCTGAATGGCGGCATCGGTAACTACCGGGCTCGTATTCGTCGTACCACAGCCCGCATCGACGCGAGCGGCTACCGCTCCTGTGGCAGTAGCGGTGTAATTCTTTGAGGCCATCCTCTTTCCCTTCCTATTTGACTAGGCGTAGCTGCCAGTCCTTTACCGTCTTGTCTGCGGCCTCCTCGTCCGCGTCGGAGTGCTCCGGGTCGTCAAGCTCCATCCCGCCTCGCCTCCGGTCCATGACCGTCGCGCCTAGCCGCTCCGAGAGCCGGACGAACTGGGACAGGATTCCTGGGCTCTGGGTCCGCATCCACATATCATAAGCCTGTGCGGCCGCTACCGCTGTGGCCCAGTCGCTTGCCTCGTAGAATTCCGACTGGCCGGAAAGCCGGAGCGAATTGAACCACGAACGGGCCTGAGGCTTCCATTCAGGCGATGCCACGGGAATGGTGATACCGTCGCGCCTCGTCTGTCCCCTGTCGCTATTCTGCGACGGCTTACGCGCCATTCGGCTCTCCAGTCGTTAGGTAGTGGGCGGCTGGCCGGGAAAGGACCACGCCGCCGCTCCGGCTCCGATAGCGGCGACTGCGGCCCACCCGAACCAGTTAGCGATACCGCCCACGCCGGAGTCGTGTAGTGCCGCGATAGCTCCAAAGACCGCTCCCGCGAGGAAGAGAACCCACGCCGCTCGTCTTGGCATTATCCCCACATTCCTT